CACCTTGCCAAATAACAATAGCAGCATAGTCGTGAAACATATAATGAACCCTCTTAGTAGATTGGTAAATTGATGCCCACCTTTTTGCATCAAATAATAGTTCGTGAGATTCTAATATCTCAGATGAGGTGTTGGTTTCGATTGTGATAGTAAAGTCCATTGTGATTGATTTAGAGATTGAGTAAAAGGAAAAAAGTAGGGAGGTCTGAGCCTCCCTTATTGGTTAGATTGATATTATTTTATAGCCAAAGTTTTGAATATAGAAATTGAATGTATTTCTTCCCATTCTTTGTAATGCATTACCTTTAAACCAAAGGTATTTTTCTGAGCATCTATCAATTTGAACTTGTACTGGTTGGTTCATTTGTTCACAAGATAAGTTTAATCTTATCTCTACTATTGAACCTTTTTTTAAATCTGCTGTTGTCATTGTGTTTGATTTAGTGAGTGAGTAAATATTTTGTGACTTATTGATAGGCAAATGTAAAACTATATTTTGATTCTGCAATACCTCTATCAAAATAAACACAATTATTTTTAGTCACATTACGTAACTGATTGATAATGTGATTGCCTAATTTTAATTATTTTATTTGGCTACTCAATCCAATGCCCAATAACACACCAACACCAACCTTAAATGCAGTCGATTGATACCACTTTGGTTCTTTCTTAACGTAGATGTTTGATAGATTGCTTATTGACATAGTTGGATTATCAATGTGTAATCTAACTACACTATCTTTTTTTCTTAGCAACCTATTAAATAGACCATCTCTTAAAGTATCTCCTACCGAATAGGTCAAAGTACCACTTGATACAATTGAATCGATTACAAGGCTTCCAGTAGTGTCAATCTTACCATCAATAGAATACCATTCACTATAATCTGAGAATTGAACTGGTAACTTAATGTAACTGGTTGAATCAATTGTGATAGGTTCTGCAAGTTGAATCTTAGTTTCTACCTTAGTCTTATACTTAATCTTAACCACCTCTTTAGGATTGCGAATGGCTAATAGTTTTATTGCCATATCCCTTGAATCAATCTCACTCTGATAGTTTACCGCTTGACTGATTAACTTACTTGAATCTGCTAAGTGCTGAACCTTATAATTCTGCACCTCTTCTCTCATCTTACGATAGTCAATAGTCAATTGACCATTCATTCCACAAGTATGAATGAAGATAAGCAGCATAACAAAACCACCAACTATCATTAGCACCTTGTCAATTGAATCATATTTATCTTGTGGCATACCCTCCAATTAATTTAATGAACTTTTCCCATTTCAATTCAAAGCAAGACTTATCTCTCAGGTTTGACCTTAACACATTCTTTGCTACATAGATTGGCATTTCTCTCTCAGTCACATAATGCTTCACCACAATAAGAAGTCTTTCATCTGCTTCTTCTTCATCCATAGGTAAAGTGCATTCTCTCATAATTGCCTTGTTGCTTTCTTAACTAATAGGTGTATAGATTCATCTAATCTTTTCATTGAATCATCAACCATCTTTAGTAGTTCAGTCTGCTCTGATTCTCCCATCTTACCCTCTTTGTCAAGTAACAACTTAACCACTCCAGCAACTGATGTTAAAGGCTGCCTTAGTTCGTGACTAAGCATAAACCTAAACTCTTCTAATAACTGCTTTTGTTTTTCGTGTTCGTGACTTGTGATACTGGTCACATCTGTTATTTGGAATCCAACAAAATGAAGACTACCAAGAATAGCATAGCAATTCCACAACACCCATCTTAACCCACTATTTTTCTGTTTAGTTCGTGCATAGATTCTAACTGGGTTAGGTGTAATCTCAATGGCTCTCTTAACCGATTGTACATAATCATCTAACTCAGTATCATCTGTTATGATATCACTTACCTTCTTAGGTTTGATGTGAGATGAATACTCTTTGAAGAGGTCATTAGAACTAACTATTTTACCCTCATAGTCAGATACGACATATAGCAAATCAATAGAATTGGCTAAGATGTATATTGCTGACATCTACTAACTCTTAACTATCTTGTTAATCTTACGAATCATATCTAACCAGTAGAACGTAGAACGATATAGCCAAATAGATGTAGCCAATAACATCAACATCATTACAATTGAGTTAGATAAATCACTATACTGGTAAGGTTGATTCATAGTTAATTCTGTTTTGTGTGAAATAATTGGTTTAAGATTCAACTTTTCACCACGAATTAACCACTTAGCATCACAAGGTTGAATTGTATCTGATGCTCTGAATGGTATAGATAGTGATGGTTCAACTTCTACCTCATCATTTGCCTCAAATTTAGTTAATTTTTGGTCAATATAAAGTAGTTCACCCCATTGATTTTGATAGATGAACATTGAACTATCTTCTAATAAGTGATTTACATACAAGAATGGTTCAGGTTGCTTGACCTCCTTATGTATTACTACATAACTTGTATCATAAGTGACCTTATATTGTGATTGAATGGTGTCTTTAACTGCATCAACCATTAGTTCCTCCTTTCTCAGATGGTTTCCACACCCACTTTAAGGTCACAACTGCACCAATGATGTATGCAAATGACTCCTTATCTATCTTCTTGGTAAAGAATAGCCAAAAACCAACCACAGAAATGAGTGAGCCAATTGTCAAGTGCCAATAAACCATAAGTAAATCGGCTATTTGTTTGAATTTCTTAGGGTCGATAGCCATACATCACTATACGACCTTTTTGAAATATAGTTCTGCCTCTTTTTGCCTTCTTTTGGTTAAACCTTGCAGCACCTTTCCACCACCACGATTCCATTTGGCGAACTCTAAGGCAATATCTTTATCATTAGGGTTAGTAAGTACCTTTTTAAGTAATGTAGACTTACTGAGATTGCCTAAACCAACATTAAAGGCAAATGATACAAGTGCATCAAATTGGTATTGGGTTAACTTGACTGATTTTGTGTACTTAGATACATAAATATCGTAATCTTCAAGGGTGTTAATCAGTAATATCTCAGCCTCTTCCTTATCTCGTAAAACATCACCCATCTTTACGTTTGATTTGTCAGGATAAAAGCACGAACCATAGCCAATTGTAGGCACACCAGCACTACACTTGTATGCATTTAGCCTAAGACCTTCAAAGTCTTTAACCAATTGTATACCAGTTTTAGATATGTTCATTACACAACTTGATATTGAAATTGTAATGTTGCGTATTGCATAGATAATTCATCTGTCACGACTTCAATTCCAACTTGACAAGTGTTGTTAGTTATATTACCTCCAATAGATAATTCTACAATTTCAGACATTACACCAAGATATGCCCATTGAAGTGTTCCAAAACATTGTTTGTGATTTGTTATATCTGATGCAACTGGAAGAGATAATTCAAAGACTCCTGAATTTTCACCAGCACTAAAATTAATGCCTAATAAAACTGCGCAATTAACAATGTTGCCTACTCGAATATAAGTAGCATTATCAGCACTTACAGCTAAGTTAATTTCTCCACTTGGAGTACAAGTAAATACTCCACTACTAAACATATTACCAACTTCAATCTGCTTGGATGTCCCTTGTGGAGATTGAGTAGTATCGTTTACATCTACAATGTATAGTAAGTCATCACTTGCTGCCGTACCAAGTGGTGTTAAGTCGGTTATTTTTACTCCAGCCATTTGTTTAGTTATTAGTTATGTAATTGTATGCCTCAGTTGAGGTAGAAAATTTAATATTGTTGATGGTGAACTGCTCAATGTTGATTAAAAATATACCCACATTAGTACCAAGATGAATGCAATTATCATCAACCACCTCACATAGTTCAACATTGGATGCAACTGCACCAAGCACCGATGTAGTAAAGGTTACATAGCCACCTTCAAGAGTTATGTCTATCATAGTTTTTCGATTAAGTAAGATGATGAAAGTAGTGTATCTGCTGCTGAACCTCTTTGATTTGTAAAAATAATATATTGATTAATAGTCCAATCAATATTTACATTGCTAAATGAATTAGCAGATGAATCATCTGTGGCAATTGCAACGGCTGATGCAAAGACTTCTGTATTAGTAGCAGACTTAATCACCAAATCACGTTTCATCCCTTGAATGGTTACGTTTGCACCAGCAGTAAATGTTCCTACAAGTGCTGGTGTTCCAACTAAATCATTAGTTGGATTTACATATATACGTTGAGTTTTAGCAGCACCTACACCAGTTGCTCTCATTCTATTGTGAATTCTAATTATATTACCAATTGTAAATGTATTAGCTGGTATCAACTGCGAATGACTTAATGTGATATTGTTTGTTGATGTTGCTATACCATCAGTCGTTGACTTGTATGATGCTGCTGCTGATATAGTCCAACTTCTATCAGCACTTAAGTCAAATGATGTACCATTGATTGTTAAAGTCCTTGCATTAGTAACTGGTGTGTAACCAAGTGCTGCTTGTTTGCCGTTGAAGGTTGACCAATCAGCACTACTCAATGCACCTCTATTGGATGCACTTGCAGTAGGTAGATTAAAGGTATGAGTGCTTGTTGCTGAACTAATTCCAAAATCAGTTCCACTTGTACCTACTGCAAAGTTTTGAACTTGAGCCGTTAATCCATTTA